CCGACGTCAGACCGGATGTCAAGGAGTAAAAGTTTTTTTAATTTCATAAGAATCCGCATAAGCCTGTGCGATATGGAGAATCATTTTACTAGAAACTGATAGAGAAGATTCTGACAGGAGGTTCGCAATGGCACAGGGAAAAGTAGAAATATGTGGTGTGAATACAGCAAAGCTTCCGATCCTGAATGAAAAGGAGAAGGAAGCTTTGTTTGTGCGTATTAAAGCGGGAGATCAGGAAGCGAAAGAAGAATATATCAAAGGTAATCTAAGACTTGTCTTAAGTGTAATAAGGAGGTTCGGTGCAAGTGGAGAGAATCCGGATGATCTGTTCCAGATTGGCTGTATTGGCCTTATTAAAGCAATCAATAATTTTAATACAGAATTAGAGGTAAAATTTTCCACTTATGCAGTACCAACAGCGGTAGGAAGTGGAGAAAAGGAAGAAAAGACCAAGATTCTATTATATGATTAAAAAAAGCAAAGACGTGAGCCGGAAATATAAATATATAGATTAAGAGAAAAGATTTTGAAAATAATTGAAATCTTTTATTTTTTTACTTGACTAGTGGACACCACTGTGATATAATAAAGACAGTTAAGAGAGGAACACATTATAGGAGGTAAGAACATGACAACAGGATATGTAAAAGTAAAAGAATGGGTTATTGATAAAATGCAAAACACCGCTGAAAGATATAACACATATATTGATATCTATAGCAGAGATGAAAATGGAATGGTCTCATCAGAGAATGGATATATTGTCGTAAAAGTTATTGATGTACTGAAAGAAAGTGAAAAGGCAGTAGAAGTTGTCCTTTCGACTGGTGATGTGGTAGGAAGTTATAAGGGATGGAAAGCATGGATCCCAAAATCAGCGATAGCATAAATAAGGAGAAAAATAATGGAGAAAGTAAGCAGAAACGTAATGATAAACAAAGCCGGGGGAACATCGGGAAAGAATACAAAGAACTACCGTATTTCTGTTCCGGTAGGAATGATAAAGGCACTGGGCGTTACGGAAGATGATAGAAGTGTTGTCCTAGAAGAAAAAGACGGAGTGATAACTATTAAGAAAGAAAAAATGAAAAACATTGGCTAGTGGACCCGCTATGATATAATAAAGACAGTTAAAGAAGACAAATAAATTTAAGGAGGAAAAGAAGATGAAAAAATATGAATTTACAGGTACGAACGAATTAACGAAAAAAGCATTTACTGTTTACAGTGATAGTAGTTTTACATTCTGGAAGGATGGTGACAGATTTTATTGTTCAGACAATCCGAACAGTGAAAAAGTAGAACTTGGAACCGTTGCGGACGTGATTGAATTTCTCGAACAATTCGCAGACTAGACAAAAACAAATATTCGATAATCAGAATCACAAGAGACACAGCAGAAGAATGCGAAGAAGAGCTTGACGGACAACTTTCTGATGGTGTATTTGAAAATTCGAGGGTTGTACGGTTTGAAGAGATATAAAAGAAAAGCAGCACTGACGAACGGCTATTCGTCAAGTGCTGCTTTTGGTAGTTAATGCCTAATTCATACCATACTTTTACATCATTCTCAAGCATTACTTTCCGATAATTATAATATCAAAAATATGAAGAAAAGTCAATGAACATAGAGCAACCAAACATTGAAAAAATGTGCATTTTATGGTAAAATATAAGTATCGAAAAAGCAATAAAACTAAATAACGGGGACAATGAAATAGCACTTCTGACGGTAAGATGTAATTATCGTTGGAGGTGCTATTTTTATGTATAAAGAAAATATGAATTATGAGAATCAGCAACGAATGATATTTGACATGGTAAATGAGTTCGGAATACCAGAGATACAACCTACAAAGTATGAACCGTGCGAGTTTATTGGATTCAACCAAGCTAAGACATGCAAAGACAGAGCCGGGAAAGGCGTGCATTTCTTTCTTGACGATTACCAATTTCAAAGATTATGGAACAGACCAGATACTTACATAAACATGCTTTCGCAGTTCCGATTTGTCATGTCGCCAGATTTCAGCACTTATACTGATTTTCCAAAAGCATTACAGATTTACAACCACTTCCGCAAACACTGGATAGGTGCATATATGCAGATGTACGGTATTGACGTGATACCTACCATTAGTTGGAGTGACAGAAAATCGTTTGAGTGGTGTTTTGACGGGGAGCCGGTAGGCGGTGCGGTAGCAGTATCCAGTGTCGGAGTGATGAACAGCAAGGAGCGGAAAACACTGTTCGTGGACGGATATAATGAGATGTTGAGAAGATTGAAACCCGAGACAGTACTATTTTACGGACAGGTTCCGGAAGAATGTACAGGAAACATTGTAAAGATTAAGTCGTTCGGTGAAGAACTGACGGAAAGGAAAAGAGGTAAATAAAATGGGGGGGCGTGGAAGTGCAAGTAATTTGCAAAATAGGAAAGCCGATATAATAGCCTTTCCTACAAAGAATTCTACTAAAAAAACGGGTTCTTGGAATTATCCAGGAATGAGTGAAAGGACAGAACAACTTAAAGATGCGGTTGAAAAAGCGAATACAAGAGCGAAAGTAAGCAGTGCATACAGAGGGTTGAAAGGACATGAATCTAATCTGATAGCGAATATTAATAATCCGAAAGAGGATGGTGACAAGAAAGTGTTAATGACGGAACTCAGAAAGACAAGACAGCTTTTGCGAAAATTAACAGACAAAAAGATTTTGTGATGATGGAAATGTATGGTTTAATGCTGGGAGGTAGATAGCATGGCAAATCTAAATAGCATTGCTAAGAAGTTACAGAAAGCAATACTACAAAAAGGATTAGTTATAAAGATGGGGACAAGTCAGTTTTATTCTGTGGAGCAAAATAGACTTATCACCATGCACATCCTATCTACTAGAGTGCTAGAGCGAAAGAAAAACGGGGAATGGAAATATTATGATTATGAAATTATCCGAACAGCATCACAGATAGAGATTGTAAATTGTTTAAACGATATATGGAGGGCGGTGAAAGAATGATGGAAAACTATACAGAGATACCAGTAGAATTAAACAAACCAGGCTCACGTGATGTGGAAGAAATGCAGAAGGAACTCATTGACATGATTGCAAAGAATGAAAAGCTGAAAGAAAAGAATGAGTATCTGCAAAAAGAGGTAGAAGACGCAAAGGCTGTCGAAAAACGGGCACTGTGCGAAGTACAGGAGCTTATTGCAAAGAATAAGAGACTGGTAGAAGAACACAACAGGCAGAATGGAACGATACAGGCACTTAACATTGCACTGGATGTCATTACAGACAGATACAGTAACCTAAGGAAGAGACTGTGTAGAACAGGCAAGGGCGGTGAGTAGCATGGATGGATATATGGAAGAGGGTGGGTAGATGCCGAAAGGAAAAGAACTCACTCCGAAGCAGAAAGCGTTTTGCGATGAATATCTGACTGATCTGAACGGGGCAAGAGCTTATAAAGCAGTGTATAAAAGCATAAAAAACGATGCGACAGCTAGGGCGAACGCAAGCAGAGCGCTAACAAATGCTAACGTAAAAGCCTATATTGCTGAACGAATGAAAGAGATACAGAATGAGAAGACCGCCGACCTCGAAGAAGTCATCCGATTCTTTTCTTCCGTTATGCGTGGCGAAGTGAAAGACCAATTTGATTTGGACGCTACTATTTCCGACCGCCTGTCTGCCGGGCGTGAACTCATGCGTTGGTATGAGAAAGCCGATGGAGAAGAAAAAGATACTGGTGGAATCACAATCATAAATAACATTCCGAAACCGGAGGACGCAGATGGGGGAGATTAAGCTTACTGATGTGATAGCTCCGGCTTTTTACGGTGTACATTGGGATATCATAGATGAAAAGCACACGTATTATGATTTGTTTGGTGGTCGAGGTTCGACTAAATCATCTTTTATCGGTACAGAGATACCACTTGGAATGATGCAAGACGCAGTGAATGGCATACACTCAAATGCGGTTGTATTCCGAAAAGTTGGGAATACACTAAGAGAATCGGTATTTGAACAAATCGCATGGGGAATAGATGCGCTTGGAGCATCGGACGAATGGACATCAAGCTTAAGTCCTATGCAGTATGTGTATAAGCCGACAGGACAGAAGATAATCTTCCGTGGATTGGATAAGGCAAAAAAGACGAAATCTATAAAGATTAGCAAAGGATATTTTAAGTACTTATGGTTTGAGGAATTGGACGAATTTGCCGGAATGGAAGAGGTACGAATGACACAACAGTCTGTTCTCCGTGGTGGCGAAAAATTCGTTGTTTTTAAATCGTTCAATCCACCGATCAGTAACAGCAACTGGGCGAATAAGTACGTAGCAGAGCCGAGAGCGGACAGCTTAAGGCATAAGAGCGATTATAGATCTGTTCCGGTAGAATGGTTAGGGCAACAATTCATTGATGATGCTGAGTATCTGAAAAAAACCAACCCGAGAGCTTATGAGCATGAATATCTTGGAATCCCTGTAGGACTTGGCACAAATATCTTTGAGCTGTTGGAGATTAGAGAGATTACAGATGAAGAGATAAGTAGGATGCAATCTATCTACCAGGGCGAGGACTGGGGATGGTTCCCGGATCCGAAAGCGTTTTTGCGTGTTGCTTATGTTCCAAATCAACAGAAAGTATACGCACTGGATGAATTGGGCGGTTGCAAAATAAGGAACAGCGAGATGGCACGACAGATAAAAGAAAAGGGATATGATGATTGCGCTATCTACTGTGGAGTGGATGAAGAAGAGAGCATTGTTGACTTTCGAGATGCCGGACTTCCGGCACGTAAAGCAATCGTGACACCGGGTAGCCGGAAGTATACGTTTGAGTGGTTGCAATGCCGTACATTGGTCATTGACCCAAGACGGACACCAAGACTGTACAAAGAGGTTATAGAGTATGAGCATGAGCGAGACGGCAATGGCGAAGTAATAGCAGATTATCCGGACGGGAACGACCACTGGATTGATGCATTGAGATATGCTACTAGTCCGATATCTATGAGACGCGGACAGAGTGCGTAGGAAAAGGTGAATAGATGGGAATTATAGACAAGATAAAGGCGGTGTGGGATAAAGTGTTTAAAACAAACGATGTAAAAAAAATATTCGGAATAGAAACGGGGCGGTCATCTTATATGGATACTGCCCTGTCGAAGTATAAGGACATGCGAACTGGTATTCCGTATTGGTGTACCGGGAGGATAAAGCCGACAAGGTTTTCAAACGTGATCTGTCGTGAGATAGCAAACCTCACACTGTTTAATGCGGACATTCAGATTACAGGAAATAACGAACTGCAAAAGAGATTTGATAGCGTAATGAACACATTACAGGAGAAACAAGAGGAAAGCTGTGCGACCTGTGGAATGATGGTCAAGAGCAATGGTGATGATGTAGAATTTTTGGATCCGGATTACTTTCTGATTACAGACACCAACACGGACGGGGATGCGTTAGCAGCTATATTCTTCTCATACCTCAAAAAAAATGACAAATACTACACGAAAGCAGAGTATCACAGATTTGAAGATGTCGGACTGGAACGTGTATACCATATATCCAGTAAGGCTTTCAAGTCTGATAACAAGGATATGATCGGGACAGAGATCACACTTGACAGGGTAGATGAATGGAAAGACATTGAGCCGGAAGTGTACGTACATGGGTTAGAATATCCGCTGTTTGTCTACTGGCGAAATCCTTATGCAAATGCGATTGACAAGGAATCTCCACTGACTGTTCCGGCGTTTTCGGAATGCATTGAGGAATTGAGATGGCTTGACATTGCATTAAACATGATGGGAGATGAAACGGAAGACAGTAGACATATTACTTACGTACCGCAGACAGCTATTGAATACGCAAGCAAATATTCCATCGAATTGCCGAGATTTATCCAAGGTATCGAAATGGGATCGAACGAAGATAGCATCAAAGAGCACGTTCCAACGTTATTAGTAACTGAGCGTGTGGCTGGAATTAACTTCTTACTATCTGTCATAGGATATAAATGCGGATTCTCAAACGGATATTTCTCTTTCGATCAGAATCAAGGCATACAGACAGCAACACAGGTAGAATCTGACGATAGACGTACACTGCATACCATCCAGGCATTCCGAAACATTTTGGACGGAAAGAACCATGACGGAGTACTGCACAGAATCATCTATATCCTGTACGCAGTTGGCACAGCGAATGGAACTATCCCGGCAACGAACTACCAAACAGCATGCGATTTTGAAGACCTTGTATACAACTTAGAGGATGATCGTGCACGGTGGTGGAACTATGTGGTACAGGGCAAGGTTCCGGCATGGATGTATTTTGTGAAATTCGAGGGGATGACCGAAAGCGAAGCGAAAGCAATGATTGAAGAAGCACAGGAACAGAATAAGCCGGACAGTGGATTGTACGAAGAATAGGAAAGAGGTGAACCAAAATGGAATATCTTATCATAGACCCATCAACAAGAAAAATTACAATCCCCAAAAGCGAACAACTTTTTGGAGTGTACGGAGAGGGGAATATAGAGAGAAAACATTTCAAATGTCCTAAGATCGTAGGAGATAATGTCGAGTTGTCTGACTGTTACATTTTCGTAAATTACTATACTGCAAAAGGATTGCCGGGGAAATATACCGTAAAAGATGTGAAGGTAGACGGGGAGAATATCACTTTTTCGTGGGAGTTAAAGAAACACATCTTTGACGCAAACGAGGATACATCTATATATTTTGCGGTAGAAGCGAAAAACAAAGATAAAGTAGAAGTGTTCAGAACCAGTCCGGCTACCGGAAAGGCCAAAGAGACGATAGACACGGATACAGAGATTGAAGAGACTCACGCCGATGTCATTCTTGACCTTATATCCAGAGTAGACACATTGGAGAAAAAGCCTATTTCCGAGGAGCAGATAGAGAAATCTGTAAAAAGCTATCTGGAAAAGAATCCTATAGAAGAGACGGATCCAACGGTACCAGAATGGGCAAAAGCGGAAGAAAAGCCTACTTATACCGCAGAAGAAGTCGGAGCACTGCCGAGTACGACCGTGATTCCATCGAAACTTTCAGAACTAACAGCGGACGATGAACACGAAACTGTGACAAAGGAAGAGAAACAAGCTTGGAACGCAAAGAGTGACTTTTCAGGAGAGTATAGAGATTTAAAGGGAAAACCAGAACTTGCTGAATGGGCGTTGCAAAGCGAAAAGCCAACATATACAGCAAGTGAAGTAGGAGCATTGCCGGACACAACGGAAATCCCGAAAAATTTGTCCGATTTACAGGATGATGCAGAACACCGTACCGTTACAGACACAGAGAAACAGTCGTGGAACGACAAGAGTGATTTTTCTGGCAACTATGAAGACTTACGAGGAAAGCCAACAATCCCCACAGTACCAACCACTCTCCCCAATCCACAATCCTTAACCATCACATATGGCGGTAAAACTCATACATACGATGGTTCAGAAGCTGTTGCCATAACCATAGAAACAGGCGGTATAGAAAGAATAGAAAAACTTGCTACAGATACCACGGTAATCTTAGAGCCTAACAAGCTCTATATCTTCCCAGAGATGGAAAGTCTTACATACACCATCGGAGAGGGAACGGGAGAGATCCATTTTATTTTTAAAAGCGGTGCAACAGCAACAAGAGTAGTGCATCCAGCCGGTGTAAATATCGGGAGCTTTACGGTAGATGCTAACAAAATCTATGAGGTGTCGATTCTTGAGGGCTTGCTGACGAGCCAGAATTGGAGTGTGAGCTGATGGAGAGACGGAGAACGCTAGGAAGTGAGGTTATGGAGATGGAAAAAGAATGGAAACTATTAAAAACACTAGCATCCAGTGATGTTAATTCAAACAATGAAATTAGCATAACTACTGATAATGATGGGAACCCATTTTCTGTAAATGAAATATACATGAGAATTTATAAATGCGAAAGGCAGGTTGCTTCGTACAATGGTATTTCTATTGGAAAAAACAAAACCATTGGAGAATTACGTGGAAATTTTCCAATGGAAGTTTTTATAAAAAATGTAGCTGGTTTTTGGAGATGTTTTTATATTCCGTATGGTGGCACTTATTCGCCAGGTACATTAACGTCATGGGGTGCTTTCCACCCAGGCTTTGCAGTGACAAAAGAAGACGTACCAGAAATTAAAGTAATTAATATAGGATATGTTAAAAGTATTGAAGCAGAAATCTACGGGAGGTAGTTGACATGAAACGTAAATTAACACAAAATCTTGTCAGTCAGTCAGTCAGTCAGTCAGTCAGTCAGTCAGTCAGTCAGTCAGTCGATGATACTGTAGCTGATTCACTCTTGTCAAGAACGGCGGTGACGATATGAGCCGCCGGAGAATGATGCTTATGAATGGACAGGAGGAGAATGAGATGAAAGAATGGAAAACATTAGATACCGTTGTTCTGAAAGAAGATGCGAAAACTATTACAGTCAAAATTCCAGATGCAAATGAAATAACAGTACTATTCTGGGGGAGAGAGAACAACGGTGATGATAGCATTAGTGGCACAGGAGCGGGGGCTGATGGACTAAGAATAAATGATAAAGGAGTATCAAATTATCCATTGACATATCTGAGGAAAGCAGGAAGTGAATATTATACAAAGATTACAGCGGAAATTATAAATGGATTTTTGGATGGAACAATATCAAAAAAAGGAAATAATGAACTTGTAGGATTTCAAAATCTTTTGACGAATGTAGAATCCATAAAAGAAATATCGCTCGTTACGAACAATTTATTCAAAACAGGCAGTAAAGTAACGGTATTATATCGTTAGATAAGGAGTTGATGTTAAAATGCTGACAGCACAGCACAGCACAGCACAGCACAGCACAGCACAGCACAGCTTAAGGCGTAGGTTGCTTAATGCACAAGAAGAAACAAACGAATGGCTATATGAAGCTTACCTAACCGATACTGGAGAGTGGTACGGCAAGCGGTGTCCGGCTATTGTATTCGATGTAAAACAAGGAGAACGGTATTATATCGAATGGAGCAATGTAAGAACGGTGAGTAAATACATCTATGATATGCGTAGATGCGGTGGAGCGTACTTGTTATATAAACCAAATCAGCTTGCAGAATCTGGAAGCATCGAGATTGTTATCCCATCAGACGGGACACTATATGTTGGTGTTGGAAGCAATGCCAATGTAGCGCATGGAGGTTATAACGCCGCTTGCTTCGATGGTGATTTCATAAAAATAAAGAAAGCGAGGTGATTAAAAAATGCACGCAAAATTACAAAACGGGTGTATTCGGAGTGCACCCAAAACGATTGCGCTTGACGGTAAGACAATCAACAATCCGCTCCCGGAAGAACTGGAACAGTTAGGATATAAACAGGTGGTGTACGTAGATATGCCTATTGAGGTAACAGAGGGCAAGTACTGGGAATCCAGTTGGGAAGAGGAAGAGAATGCGATTAGGCAGGTGTGGAAACTTGCGGATGACCCAGTTTATCCAGAGCCGGAATTAAGCGCAGATGAAGCACTAAATATTATCATGGGGGTGGTACAGTGACAAGGGAACAAGCAGAGCAGTTGCGGAAGCTGTTGGAAAACCAGACAGCCAACATGACCGATGAACAAATATTGAAGTATCCAGACTTTGTAGAGAAGTGGGAAACCGGGAAAACTTATGCAGTCGGTAAGAGATTGGAGTACAATGGCACCATTTACAAGGTGTTGACCGCTCACACCAGTCAGGCAGATTGGATACCACCGGATGCCCCGTCTTTGTTCGCCAAGGTACTTATTCCAGATAGTAGTACAGTGACAGAGTGGGAACAGCCGGACAGTACGAATCCATATGCCAAGGGCGACAAGGTTACGCACAACGGCAAGATATGGATTAGCACAATGGACAACAATGTATGGGAACCGGGTGTGTATGGATGGGAAGAGGTGTAAGGGGACACGTCAATCCGAAAGATAAATGATAATGTCTGTAAAGGAGGACTAAAAAATGGAACAGATTATTAGTTATGTAAAGCCGGAGTTAATGGTGGTTTCTTTTGCCTTGTATTTTCTTGGGAAATGGATGAAAAATTCAAAGAGAATTAAGGATAAAGACATTCCACTCTCTCTCGGAGGTATTGGAATTATTATTTGCGGAATGTATGTAACAGCAACTTGCGATTTGGACAGCATGAAAAACGTTTTTATGGCACTGTTCACGTCTATAGTACAAGGCATCATGGTAGCCGGACTGAGTACATACGTTAATCAGATTATTAAGCAGATTGGAAAGGACGAATAAAGATGGCAACAAGTACGATTAATATTATTGTGATTTGTGTGTTCTTCTTAATTCTTCTTGCATGGCCAGATGGAAAGGGTAAGTAATGCTTACGCCGGAATATCTCTTTCATGTGACCGAGGGAGCCGAAAAGATAACGTCAGACATGCATAAGAACATTATGGACATGATTGTTGAGCGTATAATGGTACGCATAGGTCGTGGAGAAGACTATATGCTTACAGCTACGGACAGGTGGCAGATACAGGTGTTACAGGAATCCGGCTACTTATTGGAAGACATACAAAAAGAGATTGCTGACAAAACGAAGAAGCAAGAGAACGAGCTGAAAAGCGCATTTGAAGAAGCCGGAATAAAAGCTATCGAGAGAGACGATGCGATATATAGGGCGGTAGGACTATCACCTACGCCCTTATTGCAATCTCCGGCATTGCTCAGAATACTGGAAAGAGATTATAACGCTACGTGTGGAGAATGGAGAAACCTTACACGAACAACGGCAGATGAAGCACAGAAGTTGTTTTTGAAAGAGGTCGACACAGCTTACCGCATGACATCAAGCGGTGCCGTATCATACACACAAGCTGTCAGGAATGCTGTTGACAAGATGATAAAGCAAGGTGTTAAAGTATCCTATCCGTCCGGTAGAGAAATGAGCATTGAATCAGCCACAATGATGACTGTCCGCACAGGGATAAGCCAGTGCGCCGGAGCAATCGCATTAAAACGAATGGAAGAATTGGAATGGGATACTATCTTAGTATCTGCACATGTGGGCGCACGAATTGGTGATGGCGGTAACAATCCAACGAACCACTTTTGGTGGCAAGGAAAATTCTATTCCCGGACAGGCAAAGACAAGAGGTTCCCGGACTTCCGAACATCAACAGGCTACGGAACGGTGACAGGGTTGTGTGGCGTGAACTGCCGACACTCTTTCGGGTCCGGTGACGGTGAAAACAATCCGTATGCAGATATCAATCTGTCAAGCGAAGACAATATCAAAGCGGAAGAACGTGCGAAAAAACAACGTCTTATGGAAAGGCATATTCGCAACAGCAAGAGAGAGATTCAGAATTTGCAGACTGCTATAGATGCAAGCGGAGATGATAAGCTTAAATTCGAATTGCAACAGATGTATGACCGCAAATCAGCGGTACTCAGACGGCAGAATAAGCAATACCGTGAGTTCTGCAAAGATAATGGTCTTAAAGAATATTCGGAACGTCTACGGGTAGCACAGTGGGATAGGTCACAGGCTGTGAAATCTGCAAAAGCAGCACAAAGATATCTTAATACGAAAGGTGATGTAAAATGAGTGGATTGACAAGAATGGCAAAAATGTGCAGAGAGTGTCCGTTTAAAGACAAGTGCAAAAATAAGCGGTTGGAGAAAGAAGCGTATCTTACTCCTGTTATCTCACCGATTATTGAAGATGTGGCATCACCTGTATTAAAGGCTCATGATTACAGAAATGTAAAGGTTGCAGAAAAAACGACAATCACTATTGATGTAGAGGACCTGAAAGAAAGAATGCGAAAAGAGATATACAGGCAAGCCGGAATCGGATTGAATTATGGAGCGTAACACATGGAACTAATAACACAGATACTTGCTATATGCGGTGCTATATCTGTTATCGGTGGTGCTGTTGCGGTGCTTTCCGGGTGGTACAAATCATGGAAAGCACCAAAGCAAAAACAGGACAACCGTATAGAACAGATTGAAAAACGAATAACGAACATTGAAACATCTATCACAGGGATTAATCAGAAACTTGATAACGATTATAAGAACATAAGGAATACGAGGGATGATATGAATCTATTAATGAGAAGTATGTTTAATTTGATCGAAAACAAAATCACAGGGAATAACATTGAGGGTTTAAAAAAAACTCGGGAAGAGCTTGTAAATGCTATGACGGACAAGAAACCAAAGGAATTATGAAAATATACTCTTTTACACGACCAGAACTTGACTATTTTGAATTAGAATGCAACTTTACATCGGATGAATTGAAACTGTTCCGGCTCCGTGCTAAAGCTATGCCTTTAGAGGACTGTGCGGAAGAAATGAATGTGAGTGTGTCTACGGTCAAGAGATTGAGTAGAAGAGTAAATGATAAGATTGAAAGGGTGGTATAGGCATGAACTTCGGAGAAGCCATAAAATGCATGAAAAACGGAAAGAAAGTTACACGCAATGTATGGAAAGAAAACTTTTTTAATGGGAGAAAACAGTTTATTTTTATTGGAAAAAACAAAGGTTTAACAACGAATACGTTTCTTGCAATTCTACCAGAAGAAGAATGTTTTTCGGACTGCATTATGAGTTACACACGAAAAGGAAGCTTTCAGCCAAACTGGACACCAACACAAGAAGATATGCTTGCGGAAGATTGGGAAATGTATCCGGCAGAGGAAACGGTAGTCGATGAAACGCCGAACATTACGGCAGATGAAATGATTGATCTAAAAACCGTATCGGGTGGAATATTAAATTTTATTCTACCGGGGGAACAATTATTTCTGAGCACATGGACTATCAAAAACTCTTAACCGGGGCAGAAAGTACATATATGCTGTCGTTTGTTGTCCCTAAAAAAAGTCTTGATGGTTTGTCAATGACAAATAAATGCCAAAATGTTATTGTTTCTGGACTTTTATTTAAAGTATATGCTTCTAGGAATATTGCTGACGATAGCCTTTGGCTCGTGACTGAAAGTGCCTTATCTGAAAAAGAATTTCACACAATTATAAGATTGGAGAGGTGATTGTATGATACCTAAGATTTTTAAAATAAGTGGATATCTCATAGACCCGACAGGCAGACTTGAACCACACCACATTAAGGCGAAAATGCTTTACGGCTGTGGATTTCCACTTGTAGGACAGCACATTCACGTACAGAAAGCAGAGATTAAGAAGCTGGATGAAAAGCATCCACTCATGAGAGAGAACTGTGATTTGGCAGAATGCGAGAAGTATTTCAATGACGAACCTCCGACAGTGAGCAATAGAAAAGTTGAACCCGGACAGGTGTACAGGCACTTTAAGGGCGAGACAGTAAAAGTCCTGTATATTGCACGGGATAGCGAAATGCCGGGACAGTTCAAGGTAGTTTATGAATGCTCTAATGGCGTGTGGTGCAGACCTTACGGAATGTTTGTTAGCGAGGTAGACAGGAAGAAATACCCGGATGTGAAGCAGAAGTACAGATTTGAGTTAGTGGAGGAATAATTATGATTTTTAAAGAAGCGTTTGAATTAATGAAACAGGGTGCGAAAGTAAAATTGCCTGGATGGAATGGTTACTGGTGTTGGGATAATGATAAGCAGACGATTATGATTCATTGCAGACCAAAGGATTCCGACAAAGGACAGGGAGAAATTCTTGATATCCGTGAAACGCAGAGAGTGGAATATACTTTCATGCACACACAGAGAGACGATTGGATGGTTGCTGATGAAGAAAATTGCGGTATTCTCGGTGGTCAGTCAACATTTGGATTCGGTGATGCTATCCGTTATCTGAAAAGAGGGCTTAAAGTGGCTCGTAAAGGTTGGAATGGTAAAGGAATCTATCTGGAAATGTATTCGCCAGAAGTCAATCTTGAAACTATTGCAGAAGCAGTGCATAACGCATGGTGGGAAGAAAAGAAAAAACAGGGAGTTACAGATCACCCGGATATGATTCCGTATTCTGAACTGAGTGAAGAAGTGAAAGAATACGACAGAGTTACAGCAAGAACAACTATTGAAGCATTCAATTATATGACGCATTCGTTCATATATATCAACACTACTGGATTACAGACAGAAAATCCTTATGCGCCTAAAAATAAAGTGCCGTGGACACCGTCTCAGACTGATATGCTTGCAGAAGATTGGATGTTTGTGGAATAGGAGGATTAATCATGATTATCACAGGAATGAATCACTTTCAGAGCGTATGTAAAAAGAAACTTGTTGAATGGTACAACAAGAGCGACAAACCTCACAAGGGACCTAATGATGTTCAAACAATTGACTTAAGCAATGTATTTATTGTATGGAGTTGCAAAACTTTACAGAACTATAAATGCCTTGCTTCAACTGACATCAGTGGTGACGGAATCTATGCAGAGTACACATACAACGGGGATAAACAGGAGTTGTACGAAGATGTGTACGGAAAGATTACGAACACCCGTTATACAGAAGAATAAGTGATACTTTTTAGAGACTTTAACGAACTGTTAAGGTCTCTTTTTTTATGCGTAAAATAAAAGCATAGAGAACAAGAAATACTAATTTACAGGAGGTATGAGTATGAATCCATATATGCCATATACATCGTACATGCCACAAGATGCTTATATGCAAGACCAGATGGCATTACGACAACGGATAGACAACTTATCACAGGCTCAACAGCAATACAAGGCACAGGCACAGCCGAATGTGAACTGGATACAGGTAGCCGGAATTGACGGGGCAAGGAATCAGATTGTACAGCCGGGAACTACGGCTTGGATGATGGATAACAATGCGCCATACTTCTACGTTAAATCCGTTGACGGTGTGGGAAGTGTTACGTTTAAAGCTTTTGAATTCCATGAGGTACAGGCGAACAATCCACAACCTGTAGTGGAAAACATGGACGCTAAGTACGTGACAAGAGAAGAATTCAACAAATTACTGGATACATTGAAACCTCAGCCGGAAGAACAGAAAGGGGAGCTGACACATGAGTAATCCGTTAATGGGAATGATGGGCGGTATGCCGGGTGGCAACGGCCCATTCGGAATGATTCAAAAAATGATGGGGATGGTGCAAAATACACAGAATCCAGGAGCAATGTTGCAGAATATGGCGCAGAGCAACCCGAACATCAAAAAGGCTATGGATATGTGCCAAGGAAGAAACCCGAAAGATGTATTTATGGAGATGTGCCAGCAAAATGGCATGAATCCAAACGATATTATTAATAAAATAAAGTGATATCTGGACGGAGTGCACACGTCTTGATAAATAAAAGAAAAGGAGAACCAACATGAACGAGGGATTAAACACACTTAGTGCTGCCGATGTAGCAGCAGTCACAAGAAACAACGATGGAAACATGTGGGGCGACGGTGGATGGTTCTGGATTATCATTCTTGCTTTCCTGTTTTGCGGTAACGGATGGGGAAACAACAACGGAACACATGACGCTTTTGTCTCTGACGAATTCGTGAAAAGAGATATCTTTAACACAAATCAGAATGTGTCCAACACAGCTTGCGAGACACAGAGAGACGTATTAGAGAACCGCTATACCACACAGCTCGGCTTGCAGAACTTACAGGCTCAGCAGTCTCAGTGTTGCTGCAACACACAGAAAGAGATCTTACAGAGTAGATATGATGCAGCATTACAGGCACAGAACATGCAGGCACAGATGGCACAGTGTTGCTGTGATATCAAAGAAAGCATCTTAGCAGATGGACAGGCTACACGCCAGTTAATCCAGGATAACACGATTCAGAATTTGAGAGACAAGCTCGCTGATCGTGACAGAGATTTGCAGACAGCATATTGGCAGATCTCACAGGTATCACAGACCAATAACATTATTGATGCAGTGAGACCGACACCAAAACCGGCTTATATGTCTTGCAGTCCATACTTTGCGTATAACGCATTTGGTAATGGTTGCTGTGCAAGTGGGAATGTGATGTAAGTGAACGATATATCACTACTTGACTTTCTTACAGTGTACGGAGTTGCTTTACAGATAGCGAATTTTAACAGTGATCTATCACAGGCGAGCAACTCTGACATCGAAAAACACTTGCATGAGCAAGACAGTAAGTATTTTTTGAAAATAATTGAAAACCAAAACAAAATTATAAGCATGTTGGAAGAATCCATATCTACGAAAAAGTAGTCTTGCGAACATCAAAGAGAGTAGGCATGCGCTTGCTCTCTTTTTTAAGAAAGGAGAAAAAATATGTTAAATTCTATTGCTAAAAATGCTCAGACAGTAGCAACAAATCAGAATGTATTATTTACAGAAACAAGAGTGAAAAGCCGTAGATGTGCTTGTAACACAGGGTGGCTTGCACATGACAACGGCAGTGGACTTTTTGAAATCACAAACCGTGGAAATCTGCCAATGGCGGTCGAAGTTGAGTTTAACGGAAACGTTACGGCATCTGCAATAGGAGCGGTAGCGTTATCTATCAAACAGAACGGAGAACCGATTTCCGGTACGGAAATGGACTATACAGTAGCAACGGCAAATGTGTATCAGAATGTCGGGGCAACTACATTGATTGCAGTTCCGGCCGGAAGTAGCGTCACTATATCGGTTGGCAACGTTGGCACCGTTGACACATTGGTTAAGGATGCGAATATCATCATTAAAAAGCTCTCATAGAAAAGGGGTGAGTTTCTATGATTGATTTTAAAAGCAACCTAGATGTCAAAACTCCGAAAGAAATCTTTGCCGAAATCAACGAACGGTTTATCGGAGCTGTTATGATGCACGGACAGTTTGCGGACTACTTCGATTTCCTTGGCTTAAAAGGCTTTAAGCGGATGCATGAGTACCAGCACATTTCGGAAAGCTTGGAACGTAGGAAAGTGTGCCGATATTTTATAAACCATCACAATCAGCTTATTGATGATGTATTTGATGGAAAAGTGAATGTTATCCCGGATGCGTGGAGAACGGCCAAACGGTTAAGCGTTGGGAAAAGCACAAAGCAGAAAGCCGTAGAAGATGGATTTGTTGAGTACCACAATTGGGAATCTGAAACAAAGGAAGCGTACGAACAGTACGCACACACGCTAAGAGAAAACGGTCATGTGGCTGATGCTATGTTCGTGGAATGCTTGGTAGAGGATGTAAGCGAAGAATTAAAAACTGTAGAATGTATGATTAACGACCTCATATCTACCGGATACGACATGGTATACATCACAGAAATTCAATCGGAGATTCACGACAAATACAAAAAGAAAATGAAAGGAATCGAGGTGTAATAAATGAGCGAGATCAAAAAGATTTTGGAAGAACAGCTTGAACGTGAGAAAGCATCTGCAAAGAAAGACTTAAATATGTCTAACTTACAGGCAATGTACATGATTACATCTACATTGTGTAATATGAAATCTTTGGAATGCGAAAGCGTACCGGGGATGATTGCGGATGCATCGGAAAACCTTATCAAGAAGTACAGTAACGGAAAGTACGACAAAAACATTGATTCACTATATGACCAGTACATTATGGCGAAAGAGATGTATCAACAGAACGGAGATCAGGCACATAAAGACAAACTGATGGAAAGCGTTGGAAGACTCATGGTAGAGGTATACGATATGCTTTCTTCTATGGTGATGGACTCAGATTTTGCTGACGAAAGAAAAGAAATTCAGAGACAAATTAAAAAGCTTGCAGAGATGTAAAAGGTTTTAAATAACACCTAATGACTCCTGATAAACTCTATCACGGGGGACAAGTTTATGCCCTCTACATTATACAATAAACATGGTGAATCACATAGGACATTTTCTTTTCTTGATACACCTCCTTTCAATAAAGCCTAATAGCGGAATGCTGATTAAAGGGCAGTCAAACGCCCGTTAGGCTTTCCCCTAAGGTTGCGGACTTAGGGAACCGTCATCTTATGTTACCTCCTAAAAATATAAAATGATAAATTTTCATCCCGCAAAGGATAGTGCACAGTATGGTGCATGGATTCATATCCGGCTATCCTTTTTCTGTATAGAGTTAGTTACGGAACAATATGCAGATTGACCGTCAAATAGCCGTAACAGTGGTTGGAACTGTATAGAGGGAACACTTACACCAACCACTAACGGGATATAGTTCAATGGTAGAACAAAAGTCACAATCATCTCTTTGAAAAAAAGACTTATGTCCACGGTTCGATTCCGTGTATCCCGATTACCCCGACAGAGGTTCATCTGTCTGAATCCCTACCGCAGACGAAGCGGTTAATAAGAGACGTTGAGGAGGATATGCAACATGAAAAATATTATTCAGATTATCAAGGATGCTGGTCTTGAAATTACAGATGAGCAGAAAAAGACAATCGAAGATGCAGTGAAAGAGAATTACAAGAGTGTATCTGACTATGATAAGCAGACACGAAAAGTAGAAACTCTGACACAGGAACGTGACAACTTTAAAACACAGTATGAAACAGCGAAAGAGACTTTGGACGGGTTCGAGGGAAAAGACTTCGATGCGATCACAAGAGAACGTGATGAGTGGAAGACGAAAGCTGAGAATGCAGAAAAAGAATGGAAAGACAAGCTTGATGCCAGTGAAAAAGAGTACAACCAGAAGATTGAAGAAAGAGACTTCAATGACGTTCTGACAAAGGCTCTTGCGGGCGAAAAATTCAGTTCTGATTTTGCCAAGACTGGCATTATCAACATGATTAAGGATAAAGGCCTGAAACGTGAGGGCGAAAAGATTCTTGGTCTTGATGATTACATGAAAGAATTGAAAGAATCTCAGAAAGATGCTTTCGTGGCTGATGGTAAGACACCACCAGTATTCACTACACCTACAGAAAAAGGTGGAAGTGAACAGAAAGCAGAGCCGTTTGTTCCTGGAACTGTTTGGTAAAACCATACTGTGAACCGACTATCAATAGGAGATAGCCGTTGACCTTAAAGAATTAAAGGAGAACAAAAATGGCAGAAACAACAAGAATTACATCGTTAAATATGTTACTTGACCCAACCGGAAAAATGCTTCTTGCAGAAGAGTACGGAAAGGTCATTGAAAACGTCCAGAAGAACACTATTTCTGGAAAAATGAAGAATACCGAACTTTCCGGTGATCCATCAGCCGGAACCGTAGAAGCGAAAAGATTCGCAAATGCGACATCTAAGAATTATGGAACTGCCAGAGGTGCAGCTAAAGGTGATGGAGTAAAAGGAAAGCCGGTTACGATTCCGATTAATGTAGATAAGGAAATCGTAGAAGAGGTTGAACAGAAAGACGTATCTCTTCTCGGAGTAGAGGGACTTATCGCAAAAAGAACAGCAAACCATGCACTTAGAATGATCGCAGAACTCGACACTGAGTTCTTCAAAGTTGCCGGAGCAGATGCGACAGAAGTTGATCTGACAGGTATTACAGCTATTGAGGAACAGGCTGAAACCATGATTCAGCAGTGCGAAACCACCAAGAATGAATATGTGGACGGAGTACCTCGTTCTATGATGAACATGATCTGTACACCTAAATTCTACGGAAAAATCCGCACATATCTTGACAAGGTTACGGTTCCAGGTGTTGGCGTGGCTGACGAAGAGTTCTACGCTTATCATGGCGTAAAAACATTCTCATGTGTGCACATGCCGACAGACGTTGATGTGATCGTGATGGTGGATGGAGCTATCGCACAGCCTGTTAAATCCACACCATACAGCGCTGAGAAGATTCCTCTTTCAGAAGCATACGGCATCGAACTCTTTTACCATTACGGAACAAAATCTGTAATGCCAGACCTTATCTTCAAGAACAAGAAAGGTGAGTAAGCATGAGACAGTTTGAAGACTTGGAAACAGGAAGAATCTTATCAACCGAGAACGAAACGAGTGCTCGGTTGATGGAGAACAATCCACAAAAATATAAAGAAATTTCAGTTGGAAAGACTAAAGCCAGATCAAATTCTAGTAAACAGGAAAATTAGGTGAAACACTATGGCGTACACAGATTATAAGTTTTATACAAAAAAATTTTTTGGAAAAACAATTCCAGAAAGCGAATTTCGTGAATATGCTGAACGTGCTAGTGACTGCATAGACAACTACACTATGGATCGCCTTGTCGATGGACTTCCAGAAAATGAGCGAGCAGAAACAAAAGTTCAAAAAGCTGTATGTGCAGTAGCTGATGAAATGTATAAGATAGATCAATCTAAAAAAGCTTCTATGGATGCCATAGGAACCATACAGAGAGAAGATGGGACGGTCGTAAATAAGACCGTCTCTTCTGTTTCTTCTGGAAATGAAAGCATATCTTACGCTAACGGGAACAGCCAGAGCAATCGGTATACCGTAGCAGCTACCAATGTGCAAGAAGAGAAAAAACTGCTTCTCGAAGCAGCGGTTAGCTATCTTTTTAACGTTACCGATGATAACGGAGTGTACTTGCTATATAGAGGGATTTGAACAATGGGAATTATTAAAAGATTATTTTGCAAACACAAAAAGAAAATCCATGCCGGAACATATTTGGAAGATATCGGAAACGGGATAAAAGAAACAAGGCACATATGGAAGTGTGAAAAATGCGGTAAGAAGTTTTATTAACGAGAGGTGATACCAATGTATGACAAAACCATAACGGTATTTAACAAATACGTGAATCAGAAAGATGAAATATTTTGGTATCCGACCGTAATTAAAGGTGTTCAACTCATTGTTGATAAATCCGCAAACATCGAAAAGACAGGACTTGATACGGCTGACACGGCAACGCTCCATGTTCTGTATCGCATGGCATCCGATGAAAAAGTAGTAGCTGGCAAAAAGTATCTTGAGCCTAAAAAATGGGCGAAACAAATTAACGATACGCTTGGACATACCGTCACATTTGCAAACGGTGACTTTTTTATTGAGGGCGAATATGATGAAAAGATGATAGCAGACGAAGACTATCAGAGCCGGAGAGACGGTGGCTTTTATGATTATATGAACAAAAATCACGACAATGTATTCTTAATCACCAATGTCGGAACATACACACTTATCCCACATTTTGAGATAGGGGGGAAGTAAATGGCACGTAGCAGAATGTTCCATTTTCCGAACATCTCGATAGTTGAAGCTGACATCAAAGTGAATGTGAATCTTGACCGATTCGAAAAGCAATTCCAAGATGCTCAACTTTGGCTGGATGAACAAGTATGGACAGGCACAAAAAAGTATATTCCACAAAGAGACGGGATGCTGATTGATACAACCAATACGCAGAACGAAGCTTTGAAAGGTAGTGGAAAGGTTTATGCCGGATATGGCCCTTACGCAAGATTTTTGTACATGGGAAAAGTCATGGTAGACCAGGAAACAGGTTCACCGTGGGCGAGACCAAAAGCAAAAAAGGTCGTGACAGACCGTGATATTCAGTTCTCGAAAGAGCCGAATCCTTTTGCAACAGACCATTGGTTTGATTCTGCTAAAGATGAGTTTGGTGATACATGGGTAAAAGGAGTGAAGAAACGTGCAGGCGGTGGATAGTAAAAAAATAGTGAAATACGATGTTGACGGATACGACATTGTAACAAATGCACTTAAAGATTTGCTGAATCAGTATCCTGGATTGGAAACCGGAGAAGTGTTTAAATTCTCCACACTCAAAGAAGATGACGGAATGGCATTCTATCCGGTATCAGGTGCGGTGATTGCACAGGAGAAAAAATCGGTAACAGGTAAGGTGAATCAGCTTTGTAACTACCCATTTTATATCGTGTACAGGACATCCCGTGATTCTCCGAATATGAAAGCGGATATCAAGGAATTTCTTGATAGTGTAGGTAAATGGCTGGAACGACAAACAGTCGTGATTGATGGCGAAAAGCATAGGCTTACATCTTACCCAACACTTACAGAAGAACGAAAAATAGAAGAGATTACAAGAATCACACCATCATATCTTGACAAGACTTACGAAAACAATGTGCAAGACTGGGTGATTAGTATGTCTCTTAAATACAGAAATGTATTCATAAGAACTAATTAACCGGACATCAATTGGAGATGTTCGCTGACCGTAAAAAGTTAACGGTAGAAAGGACTATAATATGGGAAATCTTAGCAGAGAAGCACTCGCACATTATCTGGACTATAGTTTCAAACAGACACCAGCAAGTGCTACGTGGGAAATCCTTGGTGATGACATCGACGATATGTCGGTTGATCTGAACCCGGATACAGAGACAAAGAAGAACATTCTTGGTCAGACAAAAACGACAGACAATGGATATGAACCGTCTATGGATGCAGATACATACTATGCAAACCCGGACAAAAAGCTGTATCCGAAGATTAGGGATATTGCAATGAAACGATTGAAAGGAGCGGACTGTAAAACACTTATGCTGGAAGTCCTTGTGGAAGATACAAGTGCAGAAAACCACCTTGCGTATGTCGAAGAGGTTATGGTAAAACCTCAGTCTTATGGTGGAGATACATCTGGCGTAAACATTCCGTTTAAAGTATCTTCTGACGGTAAGAGAACAGAGGGATATGTAAGTGCTACTTCGCTTGCTTCTGGCAATCCAGAATTCACAGCCGGAACAATCCCACATAGTCTTTCTACAGGAAAAGAAGTACTGTAACGCTTTATTAACAGGAGGAATAATATGAGCAACAAGTTACCAAAAAAAAGAAACAACAATCAACTTTGCATCTCGGTTGATTCTGGAAAGATTGAAGTGCCAATCATAGACAAACACACACATGAAAAACTGGGGCAGTTGGTATTTGCACCAAATGACACAAACATCGTTGAAAGATATGAAGAAGTTGTATCTTTTTGGAAGAATTACAAGATGCCTGAAGAAGACAGCTTAGAAGCTGTAAAGAAAGCAGAAAAAGAAATTTCAGATCAGCTTTCGTATTTGATTAATGCGGATGCGGAAAAAGCTTTCTTTTCTATTCTTGGCCCTTTTTCTCCTATGGATGACGGGAAAATCTTTATGGAACAGGTGCTTGATGGTGTAGCACAGGTTATTGAGAAAACTCTGAATACAAACGTAACAAAGGTACAGCGCCGTGTAAATAAGTATGTGGCCAAGTACCACAACTAATGGATGTCTGGAAACTCCCCAAATCTGTTAAAGTAAACGGCAAAGAATATCGAATACGCTCAGATTACAGAGCCGTGTTAGATATTCTTTGTGCTATTAATGATCCCGACATAGTATACGGAATGTCCGAAGAAGAGAAGAACTTAGAGATATACACAACGATTCTGGCTATATTCTACGAAGACTTTGATAATCTTCCAACGGAAGACTGGGAAGAAGCTTTAAAGACAGCGAAAGAGTTTATCGACTGCGGATTTAAGGGAGATAAGAAAAAACCGCAACTTATGGATTGGAAAAAAGATGCAAAGATTCTGATTCCGGCCATTAATAAAGTGGCACATGAGGATATTCGTGATAAAGAGTACTTGCATTGGTGGACGTTCATGGGACTTTTCATGGAGATTGGAGAATCTCTGTTCAGCACAATAACTAACATTCGTGAAAAAGTCTCGAAAGGGAAGAAATTGGATAGTTGGGAAAAAGAATTCTATTCTAGCAACAAAGAACTTGTTGACCTTAAAGCGACACCAGAGCGAAGCGAAGAAGAAAAAGAAGAGTTAAGAAAAGTATTCGGGCTAACAAATAATTAACCGGGTATCATGTGGAGATACCCGCTGACCGCAAACTTTTAGCGGTAGAAAGGACAATACATGACAGAAGATGGAAGTATTGTTATTAACACAAAAATCAGAACTGATGGCGTAAAGGCGGGTGCACAAGAAATTGAAGCCGGATTACGAAGAGCAGCAGACAGGGTAGATAATTTGGGAGCGTCTGCAAAAAACGCCATCAATAAGCAAATAGATGCTTTTGCAAAACTGAATAACGAATACAGCGCACAAGAGCAAAAGGTAGAATCGTTACGGCAAAAGGTAGCATCCTATGCAAATCAGCGCATCCCAACTACTGAATACAAGGAAATATCCGACCAAATTTCAAAAGCAGAAGCAAAACTCAATCAGCTTATGTCATCACAGGAACGTTTTGTAGCAAACGGAGGGAAAAAGAACACTTCGACTTATAAAAAAATGCAGTATGACATAGATGAACTTGCGAACACTATTAAATACGCACGGTCGGAGCTTATTGACCTGGAAGTTTCTGGAAAAGCCTTTTCGACTGGTGTGAACACCAAAGAAGCACAGGCAGACATGGAAAGACTTGCGAGTGCAGAAAGAAGACTCGCTGATATGCAGAACCGATTAAACACATCGTATTCTGGCATTAAAAGCAAACTTGCAAGTTACGGCACTGGTTTGGTTTCCTTAAAAGAAAAACTTTTTGGAGTAAACAGTGCTAATAGCAAAACTGCAAATTCCAATTCAAAACTGAGTATGTCATTTAAAGACGCTAGTAAATCAGCCGGATCAGCAAGAATGAGTATTGGAAGAATGCTTACGATGTCTCTATTGTTTAGCGGTGTTTTTCGAATTCTTAGTGCTCTTACGCAAGGAATAATAGGTGGATTTAATAATCTTGCTCAATACTCCAAAACCACAAACGCAAATATATCTACTTTGTGGGGGAGTCTTATAAGATTGCAAAATGCATTTGCTACAGCTTTCAGTCCGATTCTGACAGTTATCACACCGATACTGTCACGATTCATTGACCTTATCAGCACAGCCATAACCTATGTAGGAATGTTCTTCGGCTACCTTGCCGGGAATAAAACATACACAAAGGCACTGACAGTACAAAAAGATTATGCTGCAAGTCTGGACAAGACCGCCAAGTCTACGAAGAAAGCCACAAAAGCAGCAAAAGACTACTTGTCACCGCTCGATGAAATTAATCGGTACACAACAAATAAGGATACCGACACAACACCGTCTGGATCCGGTGCAAACGGAACACCGATCAGCAAAATGTTTGAAGAAGTTCCAATAGATGCACCGCCGATTTTCGAAAAAATCAAGGATGTGCTGGGGCAGATATTCCAACCGTTCAAAGAAGCGTGGGAGCGTGAGGGAAAGAACACAATTGATGCTGCTAAGTATGCATTGTCGGAGCTTGGAGCACTGGCAAAGAGTGTCGGCAGTAGTATGTTGGAAGTCTGGACGAATGGTACAGGCACACAGATATTGTCTACCATGTTACAGATCGCACAGGGACTGCTTACAACGGTCGGAAATATCGCAAGGCAATTAGACATAGCTTGGAATAAAAACGCCGTAGGGACGGCCATTATACAGGCTATAGCAGATGCATTCCAAAAGGTACTTGATATCATCAATCGTCTTGTGTGGGATACGGCTCAGTGGGCGGGATCATTGAACTTTTACCCGTTGCTTAATTCGATTAAGAATCTGTTTGAATCTATGTCACCGCTGATAGAAGCTATTGGAAGTTTCTTAGAAAGACTGTATACGAATATTATATTGCCGATGCTTACATGGCTGATAGAGAGCGGTCTTCCGGCGCTTATTAATGTACTTGCTGGCTTGTTTAATTTCCTCGGCGAACATCAGTGGATTGTTGATGCCATTGGGACAGCATTAGTTACAGCGTTTGCTACATCAAAGATAGTTCCTTTAATTGCAACTATATCAAGCGCAGTTCTTGGATTTGCTGGACACATAGGAACATTAATTGACATTTTAAAAGGCGGTGGTGGATTAATTGGCGTTATCGGTCAAGTAGTTTCTACGTTTGGCATTGTTCCTATTGCAATAGCAGCAGCAATAGCAGCGATTATATTGATAGCTACTCACTGGAATCAACTTAAAGCTGTAATGTTGAAGCTTATGGACTGGATAAAAGGAGTATTTGCCACTGACTGGCACGCTCAGTTCGGAGTATTTGGAGATGTAGTGGAAGTTTTCCTTAACAGCTTTAAAGGGATTTTTAACAGCATTAAACAGATATGCTCTGGGTTTGTCACATTTTTAAAAGGAGTATTTACGGGGAATGTAGATATGGCGCTAAAAGGAATACTAAAAATACTCCGCGGAGCTGCTAACTTAATCTACTCAATTTTTAAAGCACCTGTAAATATGGTTATCGCTTTATTTAATGGATTGAATCAAGCGATCATTAATGCAATTAACGGTTTGGTAGACGGACTGAATCACATTAAGGTACCAGATTGGGTTCCAGGTATCGGTGGTAAAGGAATTAATCTTTCCCATGCAAATTACACCAGAATTCCATATCTTGCACAAGGGGCAGTTATTCCGGCCGGAAATCCGTTCTTGGCGGTGCTTGGTGACCAGACAAAGGGAAACAACTTGGAGATGCCGGAAAATCTGTTAAGAAAAATCGTAAGTGAAGAAAGCGGAAAAGGTACAGGAATGATAAAACTTGTGGTAAATCTGGACAGCCGTACTGTACTTGAACAGCTTATTAATACAGCAAAAGAGATGCAGATGTCCAATGGACAGAATGTATTTGAACTCGGGAGGTAGGTAAAATGGCACAGCAAGTGATTAAGATTAATGGTCGGACTATTCATCAGCCAGACACATTCAAGTTCAGCTTTGCCACTACCTCTACAGAGGGAACAGAGCGATTAATGAGTGGAGTTATGTGCAATGAACCGATGTTCACGGTAGAATCTTACGCTTATGAGGGAAGTGACATAAGTATATCGGAAATGGCAAACCTTTTGCAGATGATTGTAAATCAGAGACAGGTGCAACTATATTATTTTTCCGTGTATTACGGAAGATGGAGAGAAGCACCGTTTTACGTCACACAAGGAAGTGTAGATATCGGGACATTAAAAGAGGGAGAAGAAAAGTACAAATCCCTTAGTTTTAACATAATAGGGGTGAATCCACTATGATACACATTAGCAATGCATATAAGAAAGCTATATACGGACGTAGTGACTGGTATCCATCTGCAAGGGTTACTTTCTTGGATGGAACAGTGCTAAATCTTGGCCGATCCGAATTTTTAATATCCGGCAACAACATTGTTGATGGAGCTGGTACACAAAGTTTGCCACTCGGCAATGTTGTTTCCAGAAAAATTACAGTAAAGCTGTATAACGCAGATGACAGATATAGAGTTCATAGCTTTCTTGGTGCCAAGATAACATTGTACAAGTCAATTAGCACGGATATAGGTGATCTGACTATAAAAAGTGGCACTTATACCGTAATTGACCCGGAAAGCTATGGGGATACCGTAAGCTTTTCTGCTTATGACGATGCATACAAACTTGACAGAGATTATACCACACATTTAACGTATCCACTCAGCCTAAAGGATATTCTGAAAGATTCTTGCAGAACGTGTGGTGTGCAGATGGATGTTACTTCGTTTTCTGATGATAACATCATGGTAAAGGAAAAACCTACAAATACCACTCACAGACAGGTGATCGGATGGATTGCAATGATTGCTGGTGGGAATGCGTGGATTAATGCAGATAACCATTTACAGATTTCACAGTATGATATGTCTCTTTTTGATAATATTGCGGACATTGACGGTGGATGGTTTGACGATCCGAGACAGAATTATGACGGTGGTCAGTTCGAAACAGACATGATATCAGAAAAGTATTCAACTTATGCGGATATGTCTGGCGGTACATTCTCAGAAGACATTAGCGAGTATTACTACGATGACTTGGATTGGAGTTCCGAAAAATATTCAAGCGGTTCGAATGTTGACGGTGGATGGTTTGATGATGGGTTGGAACTTCTTACAGATGATTCTTATGGAATTATGTACAGGTCCGTTGAAAGGAAACAAAAAAACGCATATCAGCTGATCGGAAAAAAAGATAATTTGTTCTTGCTTAAAAATGGAAATGTGCTTGGAGTACATTCCGTGGATGTGGAAGAAGCCAGCGGATACATTCTGACAGATGCTACAAATGTGTATACAAGTGGTGACATCATAGACGATGGTAGCTTCAAGTTAGTTGATAATTTCCATTTCTTAACTCAGTGGAAGACAGGGCTGACAACAGGAGTAGAGCCTATAGTTATAACAGGTATTCAAACTACAGAGGATGAAAAAACGTACACATATGGTTCTGAGGGGTACATATTGAGTATAGAGAATTCACTAATCAAAGATAAGAGCTTACTGGTTAATACGGTCGGAGAAAAACTTACGGGCGTATCATTTATGAATTTTTCCGGCGAACATCTTTCTTATCCTCTTGCAGACTTTATGGATCTTGCCTATGTTATCGACAGGAACGGAAAAGTAAACAAAACCATCTTGACTGATATTACTTTTAACTTTCTCGGTTTTACTTCGCTGAAATGTTCGGCCGAAAATGCAATCAGAAATAGCAGTAAGTACGTGACTTCTGAAACGAAAGCAATACAAAAGGCCTCTGCAATGGCCGATAAAAAAATCAGCAAATACGATGAAGCTGTTCAATCCCTTACAGCATTAATGACACAAGGGATGGGATTTTTCAAGACGGAAAAGATACAGGATGATAAATCCATTGTATTTTATCTCCACAACAAAGAAAAACTGGAAGATTCGAACATTATCTGGAAAATGGTCGGGGATGCTTTTGCGGTATCTACAGACGGTGGAAAAACGTGGAATGCCGGACTTGATTCTAACGGAAACGCAGTAGTTAATGTACTTTCTGCCGTAGGTATTAACTGCGATTGGATACATTCTGGAACATTGACACTTGGTGGCTATAACAACCAAAATGGTGTACTTTCGATGCAAGATTCAGACGGAAATGAAATAGGGAGATGGAATAATCAAGGTGTGTATGCAAAAGGACATTATGTATCCGAAGATTCTATAGGTAGAAAAATAGATTTGCATAATGCAAAAATTGATCTTTACTCATCTGGAGGAAAATATACAGGTTACATTTCTGGAGAATTAGATGGTATAGAAGCGAGAGCTACGTCTACGGATTACCTAAACATCGGAAAAGGTTATTCCGAATTTAATGTTTCAAAAAGATTACAACTTTTAAGTAAAAATCAAATTGCCATTTCTGCAAAGGAGATTGTGATTAATGGAAATAAAGCAAAAACAGGAACTGCCGTGTTTAGCGATGGAAGTTACTTAAAATTTGTGAATGGCAATTTAGTCGGTGGAAGAACTGCAAGTGGCACAACATTTTAAGGAGACAGGCATATGACAAAAACAGAAAGTGCGGTTCAATGGGCTATTAATATCGCAAACGATAACAGACATGGATACAGCCAAGCGAACCGGTGGGGGAATCCAGACTATGATTGCTCATCACTCGTAATATCTGCATGGCAACAAGCCGGAGTTCCGGTAAAATCAAATGGAGCTACTTATACGGGAAATATGTACAATGTTTTTCGTGCTTGCGGATTCACGGATGTAACGACAAGCTGCAACAGAGCCACTGGTGCTGGAATGCAAAGAGGGGATGTACTGCTAAATGTTAAATATCACACTGCAATGTACATCGGTGGTGGTCAGATGGTGCAAGCATCATCTACAAGAGGACATCCAGAAGCCGGGGATCAGACGGGAACAGAGATATGGGTGTGCAGATATTATAATTATTCGAGAGGATGGGATTACGTTTTACGGTATACAAAAGGCGGTTCTGCTGGCGGTGGAGGGACACCGACACAACCATCTGGTGTTTCTCTTGTAAGATGGATCCCTGGATAGAAAGGAGAAAATATGGCTATACAGATGCGTAGGGGACTACTTGCAGATTTTGACGCAAGTAAGATGCTCCCCGGTGAATTTGCGGTAACTATAGACGAAGTGGCCGAAAACCAAAAAGTATTTATCTGTTTTTCAGCCGGAACATTTAAGACGTTGGCTACAAGAGAAGATTTTGAGCAAGACTTGGCGAATATCCAACAGGCTATCGAAGACGCAAGAGAAGCGTCAAAGACAGCGAATGGAGCTATCGACAAGGCTAACCAAATCATAGCCGGAAAAGTCGGAATCGATGATACACAGTTGAGTGGATCTACAGTGTATTCTTCAGAAAAGACAGATCAGCTGTACGTTAAAAAAACAGAATACGACAAACTTGTTGAAAAAGTAAACTCTTTGGTAAGCGATTTGTCGAATGCTCTAGTAAGTAGGTGATAGTATGGACCAGATATACATTGAAGCGTTGAACGAAGCGAAAACATTGTCAGATAGTGATTACTTGCTCATAGAAACAAGCACAGAAGATCTAAAGATTTCTATCGAGACTTTAAAACAACTTCTTTCCGTTGCTACAGCGAATAAATTAACAAATCCGTTTGAACTAACTCTTTCTGGCGATGCTACAGGGGCAACAACTATAGACGGCAGTGAATCTGTTGATATTGATGTGTCTCAAATCAAAGCAACTTCGCTGAAAAACGATATTAAAATCAATGGTACACCGTTTGATGGGCAGGACGGAATAGTGACTGATCAATGGGGGAAAGAAAGACAGATTACTATCGGCGGATGCGTAAGGAGCGTAAATGGCGAATCTGATATTGAATTCCCGGCAAACGAAGTCTTTTCAGGATCTGGACAGCCTTACGTCCCGACCGCTGGTGGAGCTATGACAGGAGATTTAAAAAGGAACATTAATGATGCTGATTATACTGTTTACAGTGCTACTACAGAAACGACAGAATCTGGAACGTCTGTAAATATTAAATTTGGAGATGTTAATGCAAATCCAGTCATGCTCGGATTAAGCCAGCCAATTTGGAACAATGGCGTAAATGTAAAAAAACTGCTTACAGAGGACGATATTTACGAGTTAGAAAGACGTATTAGTGAATTAGAAAGTATGGATACACAAACATTATCTATTAAGGAGGAAGATATAAATGGCTGATGAAAAAGCGCAGAAAATTTATGGGAAATATATAAAAGAACTTCCACAAGTTACAGAAGTAAATGATACAGATGATATCATCGTGGAAGATTCTACACCGATTACAAATCGAACAAAACTTGGTGTTATTTTCGATACGATTAAAAGCAGAATCGCATCTACGTGGAAGTTTTCAGAATTAGGGAATAAAACAATTCTGACATATATTACGGAATTAAAAGCAAAAGCCCCAGTATTTGGCACGACGTCTCTTATCGAAACACGTGCAAATAGTTACAAAGATACTACTGTAAAATTCGGAAAAACTTTTTCAAAGGCTCCGACTGTACTTGTATCTCTTTCCGGTGGATCGCAAAATACAAAATCGTTCGGAGTGCAGGTTTTAAGTACGACCACCAGTAGTTGCGTTATTCGTACTGTTAACGGAAACAATTCAAGTGTGTCTATTATTGTTAACTGGTGCGCATTAGCCTAAAAATGTGGGGAACATTGCCAACCGAAAAACATGAGATGATTTCCTTATCAAACAGGGAAGGAGAAAAAAATATGGCAGCTATGAGCGAAGAAACCATGTGCGAAGTGATCAAAAGCTGTGCCTACGGATACACTGTAGACGAATTGGCAGAACACTACGGCATGGAAAAAACAGATGCAGAAAAGTTTGTGAAAGATCATGCATCAGAGATTACAGAAACGAAAGAACACTTAAAACAGGAGGGATATATTGAATAGGATAGTCGATGTTTCTGAACATAACAGGAACATCGACTGGGCGAAAGTAAAAGCATCCGGCATTGTAGGTGCTATCATCAGATGCGGATATGGACAAGATCAGGCAGGACAGGATGATAAAAAATGGCTGAGAAATGTATCTGAATGTGAGCGTCTTGGCATCCCTTACGGTGTATATCTGTATTCTTACGCAAAGACTACAGGTGCAGTACAGGGAGAAATCAACCACGCATTAAGACTTTTAAAAGGACATTCCCCGGCATGGCCTGTATATTTTGACAGCGAACAACAGGGAACACAGGGAGTTGCAAAAGCCAATGCAAAAGCATTTTGTGACGCAATGGTGGCACATGGCTATAAAGCCGGAATCTATGCGTCTACATCTTGGTACAAGAACTATATCGGCCAGACATGGGGATATTCTCTGTGGATTGCATCTTACGGCTCTAAATCTGCCGGAGTAAACGGAATTGATATGTGGCAGTACACATCAAGAGGTTCTATTCCAGGCATTCCAGGTTATGTGGATGTGAACTATGTGTATAAGAATCTTGGTGGTACTGCAAAGCCTGTGCAGAAACCGACTGTAGCACCGGCACCTAAACCGGTAGATGAATCTTGGAAAGGTGACAAGAGGTATTACCTGGAAAACACCCGTGTAGGGGCATGGCAGAAAGCTATGAACATAGGATTTGACACTAGAGAATTATCTGAGGATAACAAATTCGGTGTCGGCTCGCAGGATTTTGCTAAAAAGCATATCTTGTGGGTTGGACAGACGCACAACTGTATAACGGCTATCAGATGGCTTAGACGCACACTCAGAGACGTATATGGCTTTACGAAGCTGTCTTACAATGAGGGATGGACAGACTACCTCGGGAAGTGTGTAGAAGTATTCCAGAGGAACAGAGGACTTACACCGGATAGAAAAGTAGGACTTATCACGACCTACTGGCTCTTATCCGGCATCGTAAAATAAAATAAGAGCATTACACTTTGCATACAATACTAAAAATTCCCACTGCTGATTACTCGCCAGTAGTGGGAATTTTTTCTTTTTCTATAAAATGATAGATTGGGAGCAGAATTCCGATATATCCTTTTTTGTACATGACATTCATTAGTGATTTCATTCCAACTGCGCTTTCAATAGAGCTTTGAATGGAAATTATGTCATTTATTCTGGTCCCGTGCATCGGTTTTAATTTTAAAACAACATATTGATTTGTGCATAATGACCCATCTATCATAACCATTAATCCAATTTCGCTATACACATGCAATATTTTATCAGAAACTTCTTTAATTTTTTCATCTGATACTATTTGACTTATGACAGAATCGTTTGTAAGATTATCAAATCGTTTTTCGTTATATTTTACGTTTCCTCCAGTAACATCGTCTGTATAATTTTGCTCTTTGTCCAGTTCGCAATTTGCAACACACAAAGCAGCGAAAGCAGTAGAAAAATCCTTTATATGTTCATTATCCTGCTTCTCACTTTTGTTAATATGTTCAGATGGAATCTCTATATTATCTATCTTAATTTCTTTTTCTGAAACAGTTTTCCTTTCGACATCCAATTTGTTTAAGTCTTCGACAAGAGTTTTGTACTCATTTTCAAGAACAGCATTGGCACGATCGGTTAGAGATTTTTCTTTTGCAAGATGATATATACAATTATCAAATTGCAAAGTGTCAGTGTCTTTTTTCTTGTCTTTTTTTATCAAATATGAGAATAGATATGTTAACCCGCCAAAAAATGCTATATTTATTATGAATAAGAATATAGTACCAATTATACCATTTTCTTTCACGCACATTGTCCAGTTTGTGAAAAGATTAATCGTCTGAAAGAGCGTTAATATTCCAAAGAAAATTTCTGCCAATACAAGCATTGTAATTTTAAATCCAGGAGAATCATGTTGAACAGAAGCTTTCTCTGAATTCTTTTGAAAAGTATAGAGCCTTTCTTTCCTTTTTTTCTTCATAAGTTCTTTCTTGCGCTTTTTAGCACGCTTCTTCTGCATTTTTCGGTTGTAAGCAGTTCTTGTTACAGCACGCTTTATGTAATGATATTGGCTCGGACGCATTTCAACAGCTCCTTATTATCTTTTTAAGAAGTATATAGTATGCTATAATTATATTCTATTAAGTATTTTTCTTTTCTTTTCTTCGAATTCTTGCTTATTGATTGCTCCACAGTCAAGAAGTTCTTTTAATGCTTTTAACTGATTTAGATCATTTGCAACTTCTGCGGTAGATTCTGGTTTTTCACTTATCTTTTTGTTTAGAAAATCCATAAATTCTTTATATCTTTTTTTGTAATCTTTTCCTACAACCGAAAGAAGTAAAGAATTTGGATCATTTTTAACCGTCTTCTTCCAGCCTTTGTCCATCCATTTTATTTGCTTGGCCTGTTCTCCCGGAATTATAAATTGTATATATCCAGGACCCCACCAAACACTTGGTTCTTTGCATGTTATACCGCTAATGTTTTGATAATAGAATTTTCTCCCTTGCTTTCTAGAATCTGTTACATACATAGGAATAATCTCTACATATTCATCACAAGCAACAAGTTTCCCGAAAAAGCTATCTAATTCCAAGACCTTTTTATTCTGCATATAAGTACCTCCGCATACATAGTATGCTATCTTCTTAATACCGCAATCACAACTCCAAACCTTACCCATTGTTCCATGTCTTCAAAACTATTCGGATCAACTTCTATGACATCACCGAAGCCGTTGATCGGGACTAACTTTGTCTTACTTCTCTGCACATACCGCCTTATATACGCACGTCCTGTTTCTTTGTGTATAATAATCACGGTATCACCGTTTCTTGGTACTCTTTTGGATATGCAAATGATATCACCCTTTACATATACAGGGAGCAAGTGGTTGCTCGTTATCTTTATACCACAATGTAACGTCTCACCGTACTTTTTTATGTATTCCGGGCAGTATATCCGTTCTTCGTGTGAGGAATCCAATATCATACCGTCAGCCATCTCACCAGTGGGGCATAGAACATCCAACATGTTTTCTGGATCCGTTTCCAGCACTTTCATAGAGAGTTCATAGTCCATCTTACCAAGAATATACGCACGTTGCCTGTCGGTCAATTGCCTGTACTTTCCCAATACCTCGTATTCCTTAGAAGAACACCCTAAGAGATCAGGGATAGGTTTGTGCGTTAGTTCCGACAACCTTAGTGCTAAGAAAACGTCAAGATTATTAGTCTTCCGTGAAATGATGTTTTTGTATGTGGACACAGACACACCCAGCATCTTAGAAAAGAGAACTTGCGTAAAATCAAGGCTTTTCCGCTCTTCTTCGATGTTATGTGCAAAGTTATTCAACATTTCCTCTTTTGTTAACATTATGTCACATCCTGTCGAAAAGGCTAATATCTTGGCTATTTTTCATTCTTTTTAATAAGAAAAATACGATATTTTAGCCAACATCTTGACTATAGTTTCGAGTTATAATCTATTTAAATATTACATGTATAATTATAAGATAAAAATGGCACTTGTCAAGCCATTGATAGGAGGTAATCTAATGGGAAAGGACGAAATGAACAGCAAGAGCAACAAAACATGGACAGATACTTATGAAAGCGAAATCAAGCGGATGATAAAAGGCATCCGTGACCCTCGCCTAATGCGGTACATCTATCTTATAGTCAAAGATGCTATCGGTGAAAACATTGACAGATAACAAACATATGTTCTATGATGTGGGTAATCGCTACTGGAATGACGTGTCGGGATATTGGAGGGATTTATGTGGATGAAAAGAAACAGCAAGAATATTACAAAACTCGGATTCTTGAAGCAGTAACCGCAATGACAAGCGAAAAATATTTAAAACTGGTATTTTATTTTGTCAAAGCGTGCTATAGAGAAGAAAAGGAAAAGGAGACTTAATGTCCCCTTTTCCTTTTTAGTTGCCAGAAACGAAAGTGTTGAAAAACTCGCAAAAAACTTTTTTTCTGTCTGTGCTCATGTGATAATAATCAATTATAATTTTCTGAAACTGTTCATCGTCTGCGCCTAATTTTGCTACAATCTCAAGAAATTCTTCTGATGGTTCCTTGAATGATTTATCGTCAATCAAGTCGGATTTTAAAATCTTAAAGTAATCAGCTATTGCCTGTACCTTTCCCATCTTCGGCATTATCTTGCCAGTGCACCAAGTATTAAAAGTTGTTTGGGGGAATCCTAACGCTTCAGCAACTTCCTTTTGTTGCTTTCCACTATTGGAAATGTAGTAGTTTAGGTTCTTTGCGAAGATTTTTCTCTGTTCCTCCTCGGTCATGTTAACACCTCCTCTCTACGTTTATTATAGTATCACAGAATCCTAAAAAATTCAACAAGAATCCTAAAAAATTAAATTATTATATTGACAATACGAAAAAATAGGATTATAATACAGGCATAAGATAAAGAAAGGAGGAACCTAAATGGTAGAGACTTACAAAGTTCCGAGGATTTCCATAGCAGCATGTAGAGTTAATGCTAAGCTGAAACAAAGAGAATTTGCTGAGAAAGTGGGCGTTTCTCCGGCGACTGTAACTAACTGGGAGTTGGGTAAAACGGAGCCGGATTTAAGTCAGTTAAGGACCATCAGTGAACTTTCTGGTATTCCTATGGACTTTATTTTTGTGGACAGAGAATCCTAAAATATAGGATTTTGCAATTAAATACAGGGAGGTGACAACATGGAACAGGACAAACTTTTAAAAGTAGATAACACCATTGAAAAACTGTGTGACTTTTTGCAGAAAGAAACAGAACGTGTTGCATCTATTTATGAAAGTCAGGAATTGACCGAAATGACAAAAGCTCTGGCTGAGCTGATGTCTGCCAGAGCAAAGTTTGATTAGTTTTCCTTTTCGCTAAGGTCAACTAATTTGTTGTAGATTTCCTGCATGAATTCAGCAACACGTTCTCCACCGTCTTTATTCGCAGAAGCATTGGAGTTTGAAAGTTTGGCTACAGTAATCTCAACTGTTTTATTGATTAAATCTTGATTTCTGGTCATAAAATACTCCTTTCTGAATTACTCGGCATGGCAGTGCCTGTATAAACAGTATAGGAGAATCCAGAAGAAAAGACAACATGCAATGGAAGAGCAAAGAGTTGAAAGGCTATGGAGCTGAAATGTTAAGCACTGAATGTAACTGAGACGGAAATGATAGGCAGAGATGTGAAAAGAAATGATATGGCTTTGTGACGCTTAGCACGGATAAGAAGAGTAGCAGATCAGCATGAACAGACACGAAAAGATATGGAATTGAAAAGAGAAGCTCTGAAACGGAAGCGCAGGGAACAGCCCAGTTGCGAAATGGAGAGGAGAAGAATAGAAAGGGAGAAGAACAGCACAGCGCAGCAATGACACCAAAACAAATTGAAAAGGAGAAAAACATATTATGAAAGAATTAAAAGTGAGAATAACGTTCACTGAGGAAGTATTAGGTTCTCAGTGTGCGGATAAGGAGATTCACCGGACTTATATTGCATCCAAAGCACCGGACGCACCGTCCCGTGAGGACGAAGTAGCAACACTTGGTGTAGATGCAGTGGAAGAGAAATCAATGACGATTTTCCACAAATACGAAGACGGAAAGCCGTTCGTATATGACTACCAGGTAAAAGGAATGTTTAAAGATTCTTGCGGAATGCTTCGCAAAGTCAAGGGCAGTGAATCATCAAAAATTAAAGCGTACAAAAAGGAGATTGACGGTCTTATTTTTGTGAAAGAGCGCAAAATACCTCTGATTTTTGACGGTGATATGGGAACGTGTCAGAGACCGCTCCGGGCAAATACACCACAGGGAGAAAGAATATCCCTTGCATGTTCAGAGACTGTTCCGGTTGGAACAACGATGGAATTTACCGTTCAGTGCCTGGAAGACAGTCATGTAAAAGTCATAAAGGAATGGCTTGACTACGGAGAATTAAGAGGATTTTCGCAGTGGCGAAACTCAGGTAAAGGGCGCTATGTTTGGGATGAACTGGACAAAAACGGGAACATCATTGGAGGTAATAACGTACATAAAAAGGTGAAAAAAACAGGTACGAAAGGCAGTAAAAAAGCCTAAAAATATTTATTTTTCAATGTATTCAAATTATTGGAAAGGTAAATGCGAAAATGGTAGTTGATTTTTGACCAAATCGCAAGCCACTTAGCAAGCCACAACCCTTGAAAAATAAGGGCAAAACGGTAACTGGTCGCAAGCCAAACGTCACTCAGATAACAATCAATTGACAAGCCAAAATTAAAGAAATTTTCAAAAAATCGAAAATTTTGACAAGCCAGTTGACAAGCAAATGACAAGCTAAAACCCTTGAAAAATAAGGCAAAACCGCTTTTCAAGCAAAAGCGGTTAGCAAGCCACACAACAATCCATTAACAATCAATTCGCAAGCCAGTTGACAACAATAGAAGAATATAAAGAAGAATAAGAATAAAAAGAATATAAATATATGTCAGACACAATCAGTCTGACGATAAAAGGGACATAAAAAGTGCCCCGCTGGTACTGGCATACCAGACAGGGCGGTGTACCGCTAACGAACACTTAGCGAATACAGGTTGATTATAACACATTCTCCTGTAATTCGCAAATCTGAAGAACAGGAGGAAGCACACATGACAATGGCAACAGAGATCATCCGCAAGTTGAAAAGAAAAGTAATCTTTTGGCGTTGCTTATGGTTTGTCACATTCATCGCAATGCTGATACTTATGATCGGGTAGGAGGTAGAGAGCATGGAAGACAAGCTTAACTACTACAGGATAGCACTTGTGATAACGCTATACGCATTGGCGGTTATGATAGCCGGATGTGTATAAAAAAAGAGTGCCGATGGATAAAATCCAGTCAAGCACTCAGAAAAACATTCAAGAAAATTATAACACATGAAAGGAGATTTGAACATGGGGGAAGAGAAAAAAGAAAACGATACAAGGGCAATGATGCAGGCGTATATAGAACTTGGTAAAAAACTGAACACGGAAAAAGTGATGGAATCATACGCTTATATGCATGGGCAGTTAGAAACTTTAAGGAGATATGTAATGAGCCATGAATACATAGACAACAAAGATATAATCGCAATGATGGGGTGGGGTGAAGATGGAGAGCATTAAAGGCTATGACCATTGGAAGACCATACCGCCGGAGCCGGAACCAGTAACTTACTGTAGCTCATGCGGTGTGCCGATGTATGAGGGTGAATATCTATACACGGTAGACAATGAGAAGCTATGCGAAGATTGCTTGAATGACATGTATAGGAGGATGTTATAAATGGCACTTAAAAGCTACGAGGAATTAGTGAAAGTCGATGTAAGCCAGTATTGCGAAAAACGAGATGGATTCACGTATTTGAACTGGGCGAAATGTATTGAACTGCTGAGACAGAATGGTGCTACCGAGGTGTATTGGGAGCCAATTCCTGATCCGCAAACCGGAAGCAGCCTTAGAAAAACAGACATCGAGTTTAAGGACAAAAACAATAATACAAATCGTTGTTATGAAACACGAATAAAAGTTGTGATTGACGATAAAGAGTATGAGATGCAGACACCAGTAATGAACGGCGCAAATCCAGTAAAGGACAACTCCATGAGCCAACAGAGAGTATGGAACAGCATGTGCAGAGCGTTTGTGAAGTGTGTGGCTATTCATACTGGACTTGGATTTAACTTATGGCTGAAAGAAGAATACAACAAACTGGAAGCACAGATTCCTGGAACTGGAGAGAATCTTGCATCAGAAGCAAAAAAGAAAACGCTTAAAACGCAGTGTACGGCACACGGCATTGATTTAGAAGCTTGGGTATGCGGAAATGGAAAGACGGTGGACACACTTACAGAAACAGAATGTGCAATGATGTTGAATGCGATTAA